TTCGCTGACTGTTTTGAAGTAAAAACAACTACGGCAGCAACCGCTTCATCAGGAGATATAAATGCTATATGGCAAGCTGTTGAAGGGTTTAATTTCACGAACATGAGTTTTGGTACAGCTAATGCGAAATCCTTTACTTTAAGTTTTTGGATGTATGCCAATACCGCAGGATCATACGGGGTTTCATTCTTAGGCAATATGGCACAAAGCAATAGGTCATATACTACCGCCGTAACTGTCTCTGCGGGACAAGCTAATTCTTGGGTACAACATAGTGTAACAGTTCCCGGAGATACAACAGGAACAGGTTGGGTTACTGCTGATAGCACTAATGGAGTTAGCATATATGTAGGTATCTGTGATATAGGGTCTGGTTCAGCTTTCGAAACATCAACAGCAGATACATGGCAAGCAGGGAATTTTAAGCGCAAGGCTGCTGATGTAAAGTTAATAAGTGTCTTAAATGCTACAATTTATATCACAGGTGTTCAACTAGAAGTAGGTTCAGTAGCCACACCATTTGAACATAGAAGTTATGGAACTGAGTTTGCTTTGTGTCAGAGGTATTATCAACATTATGGGCCGCACGCAAATACTATGCTTGGGTCAGGAAACACTAACAACGCAACTACTGTTCATCGGTGGGGATTTGAACTCCCCGTTGTTATGCGCACTGCCCCTACTGGGGCTTTGTCTGGTACTTGCGGTTTGTGGAATGGCGGTGCTATTGGGGCAAATGCAACATTAGGCGCAAGTTACTGTAAGCCTGAAATGATTCAATACGATATGACTTGTGCTTCAGCCCTGACAAACACTTTAGGTCTGCGTGCGGCATTGTTTTTAAACACAGGTACATTTACAGCATCAGCGGAGCTATAAATTATGTATAAATTAACAGACACAGACACAATTATTAGAATTAAAGACGGAGCATCTATCCCAAAGGATAAGGCTAATTCAGATTATGTAGAGTATCTTAAGTGGTTAAAGGCAGGTAATGTAGCTCTTGATGCTGATAAACCTACACCACCTACTTATCAAGAATTAAGAGTAAGAGAGTATCCACCTGTAGCTGATTACTTGGATGGTATTGCTAAAGCTGATGACCTCCAGGTACAGAGATACATTGATGAATGTCTAGCAGTTAAACTGAAATATCCTAAAGAGAAGCAAAAGTGACAATAAATGATAAGGAAAGATTATTGACACCATTTTATACTTCACTACCAAAAGGACTTAACCCAACACTAAGAATAGTTCCTATGCCATCGGATACTAACCATTCAGGGGATGTATTCGGAGGTTGGATAATGTCCCAGGTTGATATAGCCGGTAGTATGGCATCAATTCGCCATTCAGGTGGGCACGTAGTTACAGTCGCAGTAAATAATTTTGTATTTAAACACCCTGTATATGTAGGTGACTTGGTTAGTTTCTATACTGAGGTTACTAAGGTAGGGTATACTTCAATTACAGTAGATGTTACTGTTTACGCACAGCGAGGACCTCGTGAAGGAAATGAGGAAATCTGTATTAAAGTAACGGAAGCTATATTAACTTATGTGGCAGTGGATGAAAAGCGTAGACCACAGCCTGTGAAACGTATGGGAGTTGACCGTGAATAAAGAATTGAGGGATCAATCTGCACATTTTGGAAGTTGTTTCGGACTTACATTAATAACAGCTGGATTCGGTGCTCATATTGTTATCTTATGGGCAATTACACGAGAGTACTATCAGCATAAGGACCATGATTATTCATTCACTGAGAATGTAGCAGCGCTTAACTTCTTTAACCTAGATTTAAAATGGAGTTATGCTGGTGTTGTTTCAGGAATAGCAGCATCTGCTGCAGGTTGGTTTTATATACTAACCTAATATGTGGGACTCTATTAAAGACAGTAAATTAGCTATCGGTCTTATTACTGCATATATCGTAGCAATGACAGGTGGAGTAATAAATGCTACTGTAGTTAACTTCGGTCAAGATACAGCTCATGTAAATGAGGTGGACAGATCAAAAGGAGTTGACGAAAAAGAGAGCTCCCGAACTACTTTTAGTATAACATTAGCACTAGAAGCTAAAGAATTAGCAATAAAGAATAGCGCGATGGTAGAAAACCATCGACATGAGTAAAAGTACCATCGTACAGTGGTTTATTTAGTATAAGGGAATAGGATAGCATCAAATTTGTATTAAAAGCTCTTAGAGAGCGTCTTAGACACCCTGGTACGATTTTATGGTCCAATATCTATTTTATAGTATGTAAAGAGGCTTATTTATGGAACAAATAATGGTTAATTGGGTTTTAGGTGGACTAGGAACCTTGCTCGGATTTTTGCTCCATGTTATCTGGCAAGCAGTAAAAGAATTACAAACTGCTGATAAAGATATAATGAAAAAAGTTTCTTCAATTGAGGTTCTTGTCGCAGGGAGTTACATGACAAGGGCAGAACTTTCAGATGTAATGAAAACAGTTTTTAATAAGCTTGACAGAATTGAAGCAAAGGTTAGTCGTAAGGCTGATAAAGATTAGTCTTTGCAGCAAGATAAAAAAAGAGTAGTATAGTTGTTCGTAATTTAACCGGAGATCATTATGGATGATATAAAAGGTTTACTAGAAAGTAAAACTATCTGGGGAGCATTAATCGCTATTTTTGCGACTATCTCACAACTTGCTGGATGGGATCTTGGAGATACAAATGGTTTAGCAGAACAAGTAACTGCTTTAGTAGGTGGTGCTGTAGCCATATTCGGGCGCATCAAAGCTGTTAAACGTATAGCTAAATCTACAGATTCTGCATGATCGCTCTTAGCACAACGCTTATCGCTGTATTGGATAAGCTGTTGTGGCTGTTACTTGCGTATAAGCGTACAGACGAAAAGAGAGGGGCTCAACATGAGCGAGATAAAATTTCAAAGAACCCTAGTGCTTGGTTTGCTAACCATTTCTCTAATGGCTTGTCAAAGCCACCCAACAAGACTGATAGCTCCGACGAAACCAAGTCTTGAAATTACACAAATGTCAGATGGAAGAATGTGCATGGATTCTGAAAATGCCGAAGAACTGGCTGTGTATATTTTAGAACTCGAGAGAGCAGTTAAGTAAGTTTCCCCCCGTTTAGCCAAATAACCTCAACTTCATGTAATATAGACAAGGTGTTACACGCTTTGGAGATCCTATCCGTTTACTTACCCTTGATATCGAGACGGCACCCAACACAGGTTATTGTTGGGGTTTATGGCAACAGAATATCTCCTTAAGTCAATTAATTGAGTCAGGGTATATGCTGTGCTGGGCGGCGAAATGGACAACTAAGAGAGGTATTTATAGCCGATCCAAAGGTGATAAAGACTTTCTAACGTGTTTACACGCCTTGATAAGTGAGGCTGATGCAGTAATTCATTATAATGGCCAGCGTTTTGATATGCCTTGGGTCCATAGTGAGTTTTTATTGGCCGAGCCTCCACTTCTTCCACCAAGTCCTTATAAACAAATTGACTTACTACGTACTGTTCGTAGTCAATTCAAGTTTCCAAGTAATAAATTAGATTATGTTGCACAAGCTCTTGGTATTGGTCATAAAACTAAGGGAATGAACATGGACGATTGGAAGGGTTGCATGTCCAATGATGAAAAGTCCTGGAAAAAAATGATTTCTTATAATAAGAAAGATGTGGCGCTAACTGAAAAGGTATATTTTAAGTTATTGCCATGGATTAAGAATCATCCTAACCAGAATCTATATGAAGATAAGGTATTAGATGAGATGCGCTGCCCTACTTGTGGGTCTGAACATTTTATAGCGAGGGGTAATATTGCTACAGCATCTGGAGTGTACAAGAGATACAGTTGTAACTCCTGCCATCATTGGTTCCGTGGTCATGAAGCGGTATGTAAGATACCGGTACATACGAAGACCTCTAATGTTTAGTCAAAGTCTTCACTGTCGGCTAAGCGTTTAACTCTTTTCTCATTAAGAGTCTTCTTTAGTTTATCCATTCTAAGTTCAATTAACTCCCGCTGTGCTATAGCGTTTGCTTTAGTTATTGCAGTATCCTTTATTAAATGCTGCAGCAACTCAAACTGTGTTGGATGGACAGGTACTTCCCAGTAGTAACAACTACTAAACACCCTAACAGGCTTACCTGTATCCTTATAGGGATTATAATTGTAGTTGTAATACTTCTTTTTCATTACAAGTTAGTAATTAGTCTAGCTTGTGCTTTTGCTTCAGCGCGTATACGCCTGCATCTGCCCTTATTAAACTCTAGGCGGTCCTTGATCTCTTTTTCCTTAGATATTATATTGTTATATATTGTGAGCATACTGTACATATTACCTATAGCTGGAACTTGTTCCCCATTCGCTAAGTCTAGTGATCGAGTCTGTACAACTAGCTTGCCTGCATAGCTGCATCTTCTAACATGGATAGCTCTTCTTTTCACTTTAACAGTATCATTCATTCTGAGTCTCCGTTTACAAAACTATCAGCCATAGCTTTTAGCCAAAGGCTTTTCTCTTCATAAAACCCTTTCCGCCAAGCAATATCTTCCGGTGTGCCCCATTCATGGGGACACACAGGATCGCATTCATTCTCTGCTGTAGAGAAGAAATCTTCCCTGCCCTGGGCCTCTGCACTACTTTCAGTATATGTGCTCATTTATTCTACAACTGCTAGTAGGATAACTATAAACAGTAAAAGGGATACCCAACTTTTCCAAGAAGATTTTATTTTAGGTTCCGCGTAGAAGTTACTGCCTGTTGCTTCTCGGTAAGTTCTTGGGAAACGTAATGCTTTAAGTCTTTTTATTTCATTATCATGTACGTCCATTTGGCTCCCTCTGGTATATCCCATTCTCATTTAAAATCTCGCATACTATACCCATTTCTCTAGTGAAAACGTATTGAGCATTACAAGAGTAACTGCTATCACCGTCATCATGAAGAACATGTATCCTTTCGATACCGTCAATATGTTCTAGAAGGTCAAGTTTACGTTCTGCTAGCTCTGCAGCTAGAGTTAAGAATTGATCGGCTTCTAGATAGATACTCATTTATTTAATACGAATAATATATTCGCTATTGACATCACTAACATTTAGATTCTCTCCAACTTTAAGGCTTAAAACACCGTTCTCGTAACCGTCGTCCCAGCCTGATATCCAATCTTGACCCATATCCTCTAGGTCACGCCATCTAAGTATTTGTGATTTAAATTCTTCGGTATCATCTACGGTATACATGTAGACGAATTCCATATCTAATTTACTTGTTATCATCGCTTAGTTTCCCCTTTGTTTAAAGGCCTAAAGATAATTCTAATTTTTTATTTCGATCTGGTACTGGATGCCAAGCTATAACACCCACTGTTCCATGCCAGGGCCCTAGAATACAAATTTTCCCAGCAGTAAGTAGAAGCATTTTCTTACTAGCATTTTCTGGTGGTTTATCGTAAATCCAGTAATTACCAACCTCTACTATTGTGTCAGGGTTACTCATCTGTACTCCTCTATCTTGTATATAAGTAAAAAGAGGGGAAATGCTTGATGGAGCAAGTCCCCTCACAAAAAGACTCGTTTGAAATTAATCAGCCTTTTCTGTCTCGTCTTCTAAAGTTAAATGCAGAATCTCGGCATTTTTAATAATGACTTGTATCATTTTAATGGCTTTGTCTGCGGAAGTTGCTATTACATGGGAAGTGATTTTACTACCTGATGTTGTTACTGTTTCAATCTTATACCTATTCATTAGAACTACTCCTTTGATAAGCTTTCTAATAAGAAAGGTAGCTAACTCCTCTGCCTCTCCAAGCTTTGGGTTACGACGCTAACTACCTTTCGTATTACTTAGGTTTATAGTTTGGTACTACTCCACCACCTACTGGTAATTCTTTATCATCGCCTAGTTCTAGATACTCTTCCAATTTTATTCTATTCCTTTTTTCCCAACTTTTTTTATACTCAGTAATGCAAGTATTACAATGAGGGAAATTTCTTATAAAGTCAACCAGGGGCTTTTCTAGCCTACAGGTCCTGCATTTTCTCACCTATTAATATCTTCTGCTATCTGTGTTAGTACCCATAGGATGCCACTAATGGCTATACCTACCATTCCAATTGATAGAATTAATACACACATAGTAATCAACTCGGCGGGGATACTAGCCATTCTCTACTTCCTTACACTCTATCTTGGTTATAAATGAATCTTTGCCGGTTGTTCTCAGTAGATCTATTTGATGGTCTATTAGTTTAGCTTTTGCTTGAGTACAAGCCCACTCAGACCCCCACTCATCAAAGCGGTAAGTAATACCCACATCCTGTACAGGTAAGTACAGGGATACGAGTAAGTACCACATTACCTAAAGCACTTCTTCTTTTTAGTTTTAGATTTAGTACGGGGTCTTCCTGGGTTTTTGTAAGTTCCTGGACCTTGGGGCATGTGAATCTCCTTTATTCATGTTTGCAATGGGATTTACAACTTGAGCTACAATCTTTATTAATACACTCTACCTTGTTGCAGCCTGCTGAAGCTACATGGCATACTTTGTGTGTATCTGCTATGGATGCGCTTGAGAACCATATAAAAGATAGAATAAAGAAAGCTATTCCTGTTAAGAATACTGGTGTTCGTTTCACTTTGATTCTCCTTTTGTTACCAATGAAAGGAACTTATACCAAAAACTTTTTAAGGCTTCTAGATAAGGCATAGATAGGATCACCTCCTTTATTGTTCCATGGGTCTTAGGCAAATATTAACACACTAAGAGATTACTCAGGAGATTGGTAGCCTATGTACCCGCCATCATAACTATAATAGTTAGTACCACCGTCGGATCTAGGTACTGCATACCCCATAGCTTCACCGGAGCCATTACGAATTATTCTGGTACTATTTGTATTGTAGCGATTATTCTCAGAGCTGTACTGGTTGTTATTAGTGCTATATGGATTATTCTGGGCACTGTAAGGGTTATTAGCAGCGCTGTATGGATTACTATCTGCATAGCTTTGTGTCCAACAAAACATAAATATAATTAATATTGTTAAAGTTATAAGTTTTTTCATTCTGACCTCTCAATCTCTTAAGTAGTTAAACAAAAAAGTAATGATATAAGTGATAAAACCGCCACTAAAGCAATAGCTATAATGGCACTTATCTTTCTTTGATCTTTCATTACGCTTTCCCTAGAAACCATAGAATTACGTAGATACCTATTGCTACTGGTATTACTGCTAATACACACTGTATTATGAATACACCGATAATTACTGCAGCCGCTGCAATTCCAGCACAAACCGTCGCAATACTCTCAACTATTTTGTTCACTCTGTTCCTCCTGTAATTAGAATCGTACCTGTGGTAAAAAGAAGATATGTGGCGTAAACTACGCCTAAGAAAAATATAAGCTCTATTACTATTTTCATTTTGGTTTCCCATAAGATGTGCATCGTTTATCAATCTCACACTGGAGATACCAAGCTGCTTTTTTTAAATCTTCTATGGCATCGCCCTTCTCGCCTGCCCTCCAAACGTACTTAAGGACATTACCTAGACAGAATCCCATATGCTTAGCTACTGTGATACATTCTACTGTAGCATTGCAATCAGGGCATCTGGCTCTAGAATTTGTGTAGTGCTTTGGGTGGTTTATAGCGTCATCATGGGTATTGGTCATGAGACCAAGTTCTAGATCTTCTTGTACATCTTGCTCCCTTTGTCGCTGCTCCATCCACTCTTCTTGTCTGTTATATTCATGTGCATCTTCATCACTACTTTCTTGCCAAGCTTCTTTACTCATCTGAAATTCCTTATGTTTTATCATCGTAGATTTTCTGGGTTTCCCTGGCTAGCTTCTGTATTTCCTGTGCAGTGGATACATTAGGTAACGTAATTGGCTGGTGCCACCCTTTATAGAAAACATCAAGGTTTGCGCCTAGCTTTACTTCATCATGCTTTAGCTCAGGTAAGTCTTGCCATTGCATAGCTGTTATTAACTCTTGGTTTACCCACTCAAGTACTTCAACATCATCTTTAATCAAGAAGTAGCATGCATCATGTATTAAGCTAATTGGTAATATGTTATAGCGATACTTAGATTTCCATACTTTCTTCATGAAAGCAACTGCAGCTCTATTATTGAGTAAGCCGTAGGACTGAGATAATGAATTACCTGTAGTCCTAGCTTCAGCTGCTGCTTTATAGGGTACTTTAGGAGCACCGTAGACAACTTGTGCAAGTAGAGGAGTACGAACACGTAATCCAAAAGCTACGGTGACATAACCATCTTTAGATGCCTGCTTAACTTTAACTTTGGAATACTCTCTAGAAGTTGAGTAAGTTTCGTGATAGTTATTGTAGATTTTGTTTGCCTCTTCCCTAGAGAAACCGGAGTTCTTGACTAAGGTGTGAGCTGTGCCTGCATACTGGAGAGCAAAAGATACAGTCTTTGATCGTTGGCGTAATTCAGGGAATTCCTTCTTTACACGATTAACTGCTTTAGCATATTCTGTAGGTGTAGTTGCAGCTTGCATAGCTTTAACGATTACAGGCATTTTCTCAGGCCAGTAAACTGAAGCATTAAATGCATGAGAGTCCATACCACTTTCGTATACACGGAGTTTATTTGGGTCCTGAGTAGTAAGTGCATCTATCATCATTTCTAGGCTATTAAAATCAGCACCGACCATTATTATGCCAGTGGGCGTTTTAAAACAGCTCTTAACTAATTTACCATATGTTGAACCAGAAGGTAGATTGGTTAAGTTTGGATTACTAGAAGATAATCTTCCAGATACAGTTCCACCAAGATTAAGTGAGCCATGTAACCATACTGTGTCGCTCTCATCCTTAGAAATTGCTTTCTCAAATGCTGGAATAAATGTAGATAACATTGTACCTACTCCACCATAGGCAATTATTGCAGTAAGCAATTCTTTATATTCAGAGACATCTGTATGGTTGATTAGTTTCTCTATTGTTTCAGCACCGGTAGCAGGCGCTCCACTTTCTGTTGTGTCTATTATTGGCAACCACATTTGATCATATAGAAGAATCTGCAATTGAGAACTAGAGTTAGGGTTGAAGCTTAGGTCTGCAAATTTTTCTATTGGGTGCTGCTTAACTTTAAGCTTCATATTGGCAGATACCATTGCTCTGTCACGTATAATATGATTCACTTCGTGGACAACAATGTTTTTCTGAATGATATCTAGCTGAACTTTCTGGATCTTTTCAAGCTTAGCTTTAACTCTTTGTATCTTACTTCGGGACATTGGCATGCCTGTTAGTTCTAACTGAATAATCAGTTTTAGACTATCTAACATTAGTCCTCGATATAGATCCCCTTGGTTATCCTTCTCCATTATTGGTTCATACTTATTACGAACATAATGTGTGGATAAGGCATCTATTAAATTGTATTTAAGTAGTATATCTTCAGGGATAAGGCGGATATCTTTTATATCCTCTACAGCCCAGTTACCTGCAAACTCATGAGCCAGGTACTTTAATCCTAAAGTGTTCCCCGCTGTGGAGTTAATAGCTAGGTAAGTAATAATTCTAGTATCATGCATACGCTTGGTCATTACATCTAACCCGGCTAGTAAGCCACGGGTATCTAGTAAGTCTTGCATCCATAAGGTATAGATTAATACTTTCACATCATAAGGAGCATGATGAAAAGTTAGCTCACCTTTATAGGTAACAAAGAATTCTAGTAGTAATTTTCTTATCGCTTCATTCGGTTGAAAGGAGCCATCCTGATAATCACAACAGAATGCAATCCCGTTGTGCTCATTCCAAGCAAAAGCAATGGTACCTACACCAGCCTCGTTAAAACGCAGTGAGAAGCCTTCAATGTCACAAGTAAGACTTGGGTGACGATGCAGCGCTGCAAGCGCAGCAGAGATCGCCTCAGGGTCCCTTGGGTATGAAGCCGAGTGAATAATGTCTAATCCTGGAGGATTATAGAACCCAGTTACATGATCAACTAGGGTTTTTAAACTTAGGGATAGTTTTGAATTTAATTGAGGATTATAAATTAATGCCTGATGATTCAAACCTAGCACTACACTTATATGTTCAAAGTTTTTAATATTGCATCGGAGTACATAACCAAAACTAGTTTCAGCCTTTGACTTTCCAACTAAGACCTTAAAGTAAGCTGAGTCAGCTACATATAAAGTCTTAGTACCTAGAGAATCAAGGGCCGGTAGTAGTTTAGCCAAGTAATTCTTGATAAACTTAACAGGTGCTTTATTCGTATCATTGTAATCAAGTGTAAATGCAATGATGGTATCACTAGGTATGTTCTGTTGGTTTAATGCTGTGATGTAGTTATCTTGTAATTCTTTCTTATTGAATGAAGTATTTTTTATTAATACTGCAATTGGGTAATTGTTATTGGTTGACTTTTTAAATATATGGTGTTTCAAAGTGATAGCTCCTTATATGGGTGGCTATATGGTGCAGAATTTATGATACATCCTTTTAGCCTCGATATAAGCATCGCGTGCTTCCTCTTTACCTACAAAATGCCCTACATGTTTTGTTTTATTGTCTACACTTATGGTAACTCTCCAAGGTTTCTTCATATAGCCTGAAGGATAAACTCCGAGATACCCTGAGCAGTTATTCTTATGCATCTTTCGTTGATTCTGCATATTCTCATGGTGAGTTGCCTGTCTAAGGTTAGCTATACGGTTATCATTACGGATTCCGTTTATATGGTCTGTTTCCTTTGCGGGAAACTCTCCGTATTCCCATAACCAGGCTAATCGGTGTGCTCGATAGTGCTTGCCATATATCATAATACAAATATAGCCAGTAGTATTACTAGTCCCAGCTCTACTTCCAGCTCGCATTTTATTTTTAGCAGCACCTGACCAAGTGAAAATACCAGTAACATGGTCAAATTCCATTATTCTTTTTAATTCTTCTTGTGTAAGACTGTGCATAATAAATTTTACCTTGTTTTATACAAATAAAATGCCATCAGGATTATCGTCGTTTGAATAATATGGAGTAACAAGTCTACGGTCCGTATATATCTCAAACTCTCCTGGGGAGCCCCAGTAGTCACTATCGTCGTTATCTTCACCTATACGGATCGCTCCATAAGCAGCTTGTGTATATTCAACTAAGTCACTAGGCGTGCCTTTGTCGTTATGGTGTTTGACAAGATGAGTTCTCTCTATCTTATATGTAAATCTAGGCATATCATCCATCTCGTCAAAGAATCTTAAAATGTCCCTAACATCAGAGTCACTGTCATACCATTTCCAATCCTCAAGAACCCAAAAACAACCTGCGTTCGTTATCCTACGTTCTTCTTCAAATCGAAGTACTGGGGGAATGAGCGGGTGAATAAGGTCTTGAGTAATGATATGTTTATCTACGGCTATAGCTATTTGTGATCGGTACCCCATTTAAGTCCTCCTATATTATTAGATTAACAACCATACGATTCTTCATTAAATCGCTGTATGTTTGGTTATTTTGTTTAAAAAGCATTAATTCATCATTTGAGAATCTCTTAGGGGAATCTCTAAATGGTGGCCATGATGTATATAAAGATTCAATAGTCTTTCCTAACCTTTCATGCAGTGTTTCAGGTAATACAGCTAGGTAATCTTCTAGTGTCTCTGTTGCATTAAGCATACGAGTAAGGAATCCAGAAACAGCATTTTTTTCCTCTATCAAAGCATCCCTATTATCTAAATATATCTCCATATCTGGACGTATTGCTGGTAGTAGCCGGTTCTTTACTCTAGGTGGTGGAGCTGTAACACAGGAATATAATGAATCTTTATATGTAAAAGATTTATGTAAATGTTGCCCAATAAGGGTATTACGTATAATAAGGGCTTTTAATTCTTCTACACTTTTTTCAAAAGGGACCTCATATAAATGGCTTAAAATATCATTTCTTATTAATTGTTTTGCATGTGGATTTGGTTGTCTCATTTGAAATCTCCAGTGAAATATACTCTAGTTCTCGCCCTTGATACTGCAACATATAACATCCTAGCTAGTTGGTTAGGATTACGACATTTAGAAACATCATCAAGATCAATGAATACTTGATCATAAGTAGAGCCTTGGGATTTATTGATTGTTTGTGCATAAGCCGCACGTAAATCTATCCAGTGCCTCCCAATTTCTTCTATAACGTCCATAGATTGTTTACTGCCATCTGCTCTAGCTAATTTAATGCGAGCAGCTCGGTCTTCTCTTTTATGTGGCATAAATATAGCAAAAGCGTCAGCTGCATCATGTGCTTTTAGAGTAAACATATTGCCCGGTACATCATGCCGGTCATGATCCTTAGAAATTTTTAGAATTTGTACTAATGAATCAGCTCTAATACCTTGTTTTTTAACGCTCCTCCGTCCAGTACCTGATAGATTTGTACTGTTTGCTACAATTGTTTCTGTATATGAATTACAGAGGGCATATTCTCCAGGATGAAAACGGTGGTTTCCTTTAGTACTCGCACGAATAAGGTCATTAAAGGTAATTGCACATTTATTGGTCCAAGTAAGTACCTTTGAATGTGTATATTCCCACTCAGGTTTACTAACTTCGCTTATAACTTTTTGTATGAAATCTGTACGACTTAAGTGTTGAATATACTCCCCATCAGGAACAAATTGGAAAAATTCACCTGTGTTTACTGTTCTACGAAACTTGACAGATAAATCAATGATAGGGTTATCTTTGGCTTGGCGTACTACTTGAGTTAGTGCTGCACCAGCATAGTTAATTTTAAATGCAGGAGCATCCTTAGCTTTTACTTGTACTAGCTGTGCAGGATCACCAACGAAAATGATTTTACAATCTCTTAGTTTCTTAAAAATAAGCTCTAAGAGCTGACTATCTATATAGCTAGCCTCATCAATGAATATTAAATAGTCATGTAATATCTCTCCAGTAGCAGGAATTAGCTGGGTAGTATTATTTCTATAATCAGTATGTACACGTAATCCTAGGAATGCATGAATTGTTCTAACGTCCATTCCAGTAATAGATGCTAAATTCTCAGCTGCTTTATTTGTAGTCGCGGTGAGCATTAGCTCATATTCTTTAAGAGCCGGATGGATTAACTTGTTTGATTGTAGGAAAGCAGGCATTCCCTTGACTACTTCACGAACTAAAGTAGATTTACCACAACCAGAATATCCTCGTAATACGAATACTGTCTCAATAGGGTCGAGTAAGAATGCATTAATAGCGGAGAGTGCGGCTTCTTGGTCAGTAGTTAGAGTTATGTTCTGCATTTCACACTCTCTGCTAGAGTTACGTCATTGATATGGTCTTGTATGTCTGTGTAGTTAACATTAAGTAAAGCTGCTATTTTATGATTTTCATATTCTATACGAGGTAAACGAGCTACTTTAATAGCGTCGCTGCTTAAAGATGTAATTCTCTTGTTCCCATACTCACCAGTGAACTCTTCTGCATACTCTAAGCAGCTTAAGAGTTTAAGTGCATCGTCATAGGGAAGGATTAGCTCTGTACTATATCCCCATGCTATGGTCATATAGTTCTGGTCCCGCCTATTAGATTTTAATTCCTTCTTTGCATTTAAAAAGTCTTTTTTAATATTCATAGTCATCCTTTAGTGCTTGGTTGTAATTCACAAAAACATTTAGAATTAGTAATAAGAACGAATTGACACTCACGCTCCAATGTATCTCCATATTTTTCGTACTTTGGGCATGCTTTAGATGCCTCAAAGTCTTGATCGTATGGGCACCTATGTAAGTTTGCACTATGTCCTTCATCAATTATTTTTAACCATATTTTCTCATCTGCTTTATTTTTCAAATCAAGAAATTTCATCATTCCTATCCTTATTAAATGCTGTAATGTATTGTTTCTCCTATTGGTGCTTTAAATTGTTTGTTATTATGGATGAGCCATATAACTTTACTTTTCAGTTCTATCTCTGTTCTAGGGAAGTTGAATTCACCATCTGTGAAAACTAACAATAGCTGGGGTTTATTCTCTTTAGCCCACTTCAGTACAGGACTTACTACTGTTCCACCTCGTCCAGCAAACTTAACATCCATTAAGTCCTTTATACTGGACACTTCGGTTACATCTTTGATTTCTGAATCAAACTGTATTAGGGTAATTTTCTTAGGTTTCATCATCTTAAATACTCCATGTATTTCAGAGATAAATCGTAGAAAATCTGTATCTGATACTGACCCAGAGGTGTCGACTGCGATACACAGATCAATTAGACTTTCACTTAGCATACTTGGTAAGTAAAACTTAGGGAAAAATCTTCGATTCGGTCTTTTGAATGAATAATCATTCTTAGCAAAGTTTTGTAAATACTTTTGCAATAGACGAGTCCAAGGTAATTCTGGAGTAAGTAATTCCCGTAGGAAAATTTGTATTTCTCCTGGAATAGTTCCTGCCTTATCATGAGATATCCTAGATTGAATTGATGCTTGGATTAAATTGTCTTGTACTAATTTTCTAAGCTCTTCAGTATCCCCACTTGGTGTCAATAGATCTACCATAGTAGGTTTACCTGGATTTTTAGGTAACTTAGCATATACATCTTCAGTACACATATCTTTATAAATTGAGTCGGCCACTCCTTTATTATTACCAGTAGGCATTGTGAAGCCACGCTCAATTAGTTGTAAATTAATAACATGATCTGCTGCGATATTCCAGCGATCTGGGCAACGACCATTCAGACGTACTGGGTCCATATGTAAGTAGGCTGCATGCATAGTTTCGTGCAGCATTATAAATATACGTTCTTCAGCATTAGCAAGACTTAAGAAGAAATCTGGATTCCAGAATATTGTCTTACCATCACAAGCTGCTGTAGGAAGGTCATCTGTCCATGTATGCTTCATACTAAAACAAAGTCTAGTAAAGAAAGCAGAGTCTGTTCTACTCATTAAACTTATTTTAGATTTATCAAGTGCATCATTAGCTTCAACTATTCGTAGTGAATCCATAGGTCTTAGCCTTTATTTTCAGTTATTAGTTGTAAAGTACGAAACTTATCTGCATATGTATCTTGGTTCTTCCATGAAGGAATCTTCATCCAGTTAGCATGATTTTTGACATACTCGGCTAATGCGAATGGTTTATCAATAAGCTCTATAAGTGAGGACATAGGTGGGTTAACATCTTCACTTGAGATTACTCTCTCGAATAAAGTCCCATCTTCAAGATACCGACAATACCCATTCCCTGGGTCATACTCATCACCTTGTCCCCAACTATAATCATAAGGTATACCTTTATTTGGGAGGTCTTGTAAGAAGTCTAAGTGTCCATAATTTACATCATCAAAATAGAAACATATAAGAGAAATACCATCTTCTCTAGAAGACATTTTTTCTGTAATGGGGCGACGGTCTAAACTAAAATCTGCATATTTATTAATTATTTCAATTACCTTCTTTTTATGTGGTTCTAGTATTACTAGATCTGCAATACAACGATCACCCATTAGTCTTCCTTAAAATAGTTTAGCTGAGGATTCATTAACCCATTTTTGTATAGCTGGGTGAGTTAACATTTCTTTGTTGCGCCTTACAGTCTCTCGTAATGTCACTACTTGAAATTCAACTGGTAGTCGGGAGACATACAACATTATTTGATCAGCAGTATCTGCTTTCATGTTATGGCTAAGTGAGCCAGTTAATGCGAATAAGATACTAGGCTCTTTTGGAATGAAGACTGTCTGAGGGTCCTTTTGAATCTCGGAAAGCTTAGGTAAGCTAGCGTAGATTTTCATAAATACAACAAACTCACGAGCTACGCCCTCTGAAAGAGTCCCAGATAGTATTGGAAGCATATCAGGGTCATCTTCAGTCATATCAGGTAGTAAACGACTAACAAATTCCCAAGTACGTGGGCAGGCATAGGTCTTATCTGTGTGGTCAGGGGTAAATGTATACAAATCGCCTGGTTTAAACTTAATGTAATCTGTAATTCGATGATCAATTTCATTATTCATAGCCCAGTTCAACCAAGTGGTTGGATCTGCTGTTAATTCAAAGTGAATAAGCCGTGACTGCAGTGCTGTGCTCATTTCTTGAACAATAGCACCATCAGTATCTAGATTACCTGCACACATGATGGCTACTCTACTATGTAAATTGTGCATGCCAACCATACGATCTAATACAAGTTTATAGCTTGCACTTTGAACAGCTGGTGGAGCTGCATTGAATTCATCTAAGAAGAGTAGCCAACCTGAATGCCCTTCAGGAAGCTCATCACCCTCTATGGGGAATGTTTCCATCGGGATGTAACCAGCTTTATCTCCAACTATGTTAGGAAAACCTAAAATATCACAAGGGTCACATTGCGCTAAACGTAGATCAATAACCTTTAGATTATTTTCTAATGCTATTTGGTGGGCAATATGTGATTTACCAATCCCCGGGCTACCAACCAACATAGGAACCAGTCTAGATTTAATGCATGTAGGTATAACGCGTAAAGCCTGTTCTATATTAATCTTCATAATATTCTCTCGAAGGCTGTTGAACTTCTGTTAATAAAGTATTGTGATATGTCATTAATAGCGCATAAATACCATTTCTATTTGTTATGGGTAAGCTACTTTCAGCTAAATTAATTACATCCTGTAAGCTACCCATGGTTGGAAATAGTGGTGCGACTGTCGGTTCTATTTCGGGGAACAGTTGTAATTGTTTATTGTTATTTGCCATTTGTCTCCTTGCAGGCTGTATATAGTCAAAAAATGACTTTCTGATGAAAATAGTATATCGGGTTGAGTATTTTTATAAGTCCTGGATTACCACCAACTATCATAGATTACTGCACGCCCTTCTTTAATGGCAACTCGAGCTTCTGTAATAAACTCTAAAGTGTTCTTAACATCTTCAGGATATATCTCAGCACTACCGAAAAAGAACCCCGGTGTATGCTGTAATGTATTGGCTATTAAAGCCTTCTCAAGAGCATCTAAATCTGCAGGCATTAAGCGAACAGACGCACAGTTAAACTGATTATCTAGACCTTTCTTGTCGTAATATAGAGATTGCATCCAACCATGTAAATGGTTGAATTTTCTCCAAAATGCAAGTTCTTTTTTCTTAGTTCTAGGTGGCATTTCTATATCTACTTGTTTAGTTCCGGCAACTCGATTAGAAATGGAATACGCATACTGGTCTAAGCCCATAATTATCTCCGATATAAAAAGAAAATGGACAAACCCTTTCGGGTCTGTCCACATAAAAGTATCACTAAATCAAAAAACCGCACGGAGTCCGGCTGTTACACTAAAGCATAGTTAGAATTCCTTATTTGATCACCTAAGTTAGGCGACAATTTTCGGAATGTACCAACTGATTGATGTAATTGACTTATTAGGTCATCAAGTAATACACTATCTGCAATCTGTGCCAGAATTTCTTTGTATTGCCATCTAACCCAATTAACATTATTTGCAAGGGATCGGAATTCATCATGTACAGTAACTAAATCGAATGGACGATACTGAAGCATCCCATTCATTATCTTGGATAGAGCCACAAGATGCTTTGTACTTAGATATGCAACAGTAGTTGTATCTATATACGGAGCAATTACTATACTAGGCATACCGCTGTAATGGTATTGATCACGATAATATTCAATGTTTGAATCAAAACATTTATCATCGTAAACCTTGCCTATATTCCGTGCAACTAGTTCAATTTCAACAGTCAGAGCTGCTTGATCTATAACTTTACGGTCATAGTTACAGCGACGATGCATTTCCCTTACGATAAATCCGTCAATGGAGTGCACTACATTAGCTACATTACTTAAGCCTTTCTTTTCACCTGCATTATCATAAAGTTCATAACTAAAAGTAGGATGTCCTGGAAGTTCATCCACTTCTATACGTACAGTACGTTTAGTCATGACTTTTACATGTGCATCAAATCCATCAGGTAATTTCCAGTTATGGCTTAAAGTATAAGGCTGCCAGCTAGATAGGAGGTCTTGTAATAGTTCCCATGCACCCGGTGCAATCTTAGTAGTAGCTTTGTAAAAGGCCTCTAATTGAGGAGATCCTTCACCAAAGATTTTCTTAGGCTCAGCTTTTGAGCCGTAGAAACTACACATTGTGGCGCTTTTAGCATCATCTCGAGATACTGAGATAGAACTACCTAAAGTCTTAGACATAGCTTCTGTAACTTCTGTATATGCATCATATCGAGTGGTAGGATCAGTCAGATTAGTAGCTTTAGCACCCTCTACGCAGCCTGTTAGAGCTGACATTATCTGGATGCCACTACATGTACCATCTACACCTACCATGTGCCCTGTAGGAAAACCATTTAGTGCTTTACGAACTGCAAGACGAGCTTTTATATACAACGCTCTCTTCTTTATAGACACTTCAGAGTCTAAGGATTCTAACTTCTCAAGGTTATCTTCAGTCCATTTAATACGGTCTTCAAAGGTAAGCTTGTCAAGTCCGAACTGGTTTGCTACATCTATGAGTAGCCATTGCCATCCTGAATAGTTAATCATTTGGTTTCCTTAAATTAGTCAGTAAAGGTTATTTTAAGTGATGTATTAGTGAGTAAAAGTTGGGCTGCAACTATCTCAGCAACTGATTGCCAACTAATGCCCGGTAATTTATATAACTCTATATTTGTCATACTGCTGATATCTCGGACCAAATTCTTATTTGCGGCCACAAGCCTTCTTTTTATAGCATTACTAATCTCAAGGCTATTTATATGAAAACTCCCTGGATCAAATTTTCTTTTACCTGCTAATTTGTATTTGTATTCCCTAAACTCTTCTTCACTTTCAAATTCTAGTATTACTTTCATAGCGGTACTCCCTCTGTTAGTTCTTCGTTAGCAAATTCGAGCATAGCTTTCTTATAACTAGTGCCCATAGGATTGATATGGTAGCCACTAGCATAGATACGCCCTCTCTTATCGACTTTATGATTGAAATATATACGGTTGCCCTGTTGGAGCATAAGTATATAAAAGTAGCTACTCTGTTGTTTGAAGTCTTGCCAGTGACTAATCTTATCAGCGGTATCTAACTTATAGTTAGGTGTCTCCTCCATCTCAAGTAAGAACTCAGTGTCTAGTTTCATAGCTACTTGTCCCATAGTGTTAAGTACTGATAGACACAAGTCTCCATCATGATGATTACCTGTACCTAGTACTAGACTGTCGTTATGAGTAAGGTAGCCACTACTAAAGTTATGAGTTAGTGGTAAAGGTGCACATACCATAGGTGGTAAGAACTCACTGTCCTTAATGAAAGATACTAAACTATCTTCTATAGGTATACGTGATACTACTTTAAGGCTAGCACCTTTAGATTCCTTAGTGATATCAAAGGCATCTGTATTACAGAGTACTGCTAGTAAGTCAGCTGTAGCTGCAATAGCTTCTACTTGGTTACTAAACTTCAACCGCATTGCAATTTGTGCAGATGCTGAAGTGAATAATTCAGGAGCTTGAAAGTATGTGATACCTATGAAGATATCTATAACTAACTCACGAATATCCATCAGTTTTAACTGAGCGACTCTCTTCATTTTACTATCATAATATGTTCCTTGTAAGTATTTATTAATTAAATCAATACCTTGAAGAACTTTAGATTGTATTAGTGGATGACTTTCTATAACCTTCCGGATCTTAGTATCAATATGTCTACGGTTATAGGTACCTTCGATTATTTCTTGGGCTAGAATCTGCTGATTTGTATCCATGACCTGAACTCCTATAGTAGTAGTAAGGGACTTTCTGACTATCTATCTAATAAAATAACCCTTACTGACTATGTGTCAGTAAAGGCTATGTGGGACTTTAATCTAATTTGAATTCAGCTGCTGGTTGAGCTGAACGATAATTAACTCTAAGTCTCTGAGCTAATTTTGCACTGTTACCTTCTGGATCTTTTGAAAGCCACTCAATTAGGCGTTTGTCTTGGGCTTTGTTCAAATGCAACCCAATTGCGCCTAACTTAGGATAAGAACCATCAGTTCCTTCTAAAGTAATGTTAATAAAACCATCAGCTTTCTTCCAAGTTGAGTTGGAATCTACTGTTTTGTCTGAATCTTTAAAGTCAATCATTTTAAATCTCCTAAATAAATAGTACGTTATTTGGCTGAGAATATCGCCGTAAATACGGGCTTGCCCGTGATTGTTTCCAACCTAATACGAAAATAAGACGATAAGAGATGAAGGATATCGAGAGGGAGCACTTCCCGAGATTTTGACCTTTCACTTGACAATGATATTATGTATGTGATATAACTTTTTACACCGAGGCAAGTACTATAATCAAAAGCAACCCCACCCAATGCTTACAAACGCTCAGCGTTTCCGACGCGAGTCGGGAACAGGCGTGCGTTTGGAAGTTAGTATTCTTATATATATAAGGAAACACTATGCCTAAGAAGGAAGGACAATCCCAAGCAGCGTATGATAAAGCCAGACGTAACAAAGCAATCTACAACGCACATCCTGATAGGATAGCTAGTAGGGTTAAACAGAACCAAGCTAGAGCAATAGCTGTGAAGGCAGGCAAGGCTAGCAAGGGTGATGGTAAGAACGTACACCATGTTAGGTTATTGGATAAGGGTGGTGATACTAAGTTAAGTAACCTCAAAGTAGTAGGTGAGAAGAAGAATAAAGGATGGCGAAGAAGTTCTCCAGAAGTGTATGGAAAGAATAGGAAGGTATAGGACTAAAGATACCGTAGTGATATCGTATTTGGACTATCTAAGTAAAGTACTTAAGTAAGTAGGAATAACAGGTAATCAGTAAACCTAGCTACTGACTGTCCGATACCCTACTCAGTAAATGAGTCGTGACTGTCCTAGAACTTGCTTTTGACCTTATCGCTTTTGCCTTTGATTCTGCCTTTGATGTTGATGTTGACGTTGCTTTTGATCTTGAACCTTATGTGTGGCTTTGGGTTAAAGGGTTGGACCCACCTACCCCAGTGTGGGATAGATGAGTCGTGGATTTATCTTCTAATGTAATCAACAGGTTCCACAGGCATGTAGTTACGCTCTGTGAGTTGTGTACTCGCCTGTTTCTCGAGTCGAGCAAGGTTTTTCCTTTGCTCATCAACATACACCTGAGAATACACAGGCGTACCACGATAGCCGCAATCATGCATAGTAGCAAGCGTATTAGTTGCTACAAAAGCTGCTTTTAAAAGCTTAAAGAAAGCACAAATGTCTTTGTACATACATCCTCCGAAGTTGATTAACAACCTGCACACCGAGCGGTGCACAGGTATGAGTCGTGCTACTATTTCATAGCATCGAGCTCTTTCTTAGACACCTTCTCAAGCTTAGCGAGGTTGTGCTTCTGCTCGTTTAGGTAGATTACTGAACTAATCTCACCTACGGTAGCAATGTTCTCGAAAGCTACGGCGCATTTGTTTGCACCGCTGAAGAGGTGGTAAAGAAACTTCCAAACCATACCGAAAGCGTTACTCATATTAGTCTCCAATTAATTGGGAAGCATTCGGGTGAATGTTCCAGCCCGTACAGGCTTGCCTGTTTCTCCCGCGTAGCGCGTGAGTCGTGTTCAGCAATCACTACTGTGGTAGTTGACCTTAGTGTGCCTTCGGTTTTGACCTGAGGTGTGCCTTTGGGTGGTGAGTCGTGCCCATAACCTAATTTGCAGATATAGAGGGGGGGAGTATTTGCTTCTAGTCCTTGACAGTTCAATCCCTGCAATCGTACCCAAATTATAAATTTCTCAAAACCCAAAAAAATAATTTTTCCCCTAACCCTCTGGATTTAATCTATACTCTCCCGATACACTAACCCAAAAGGGTCTTACATGACGGCATTAACAGTTGAGCAATTCAAGCATGCATTACCAGATAAGGTAAGAAAATCAGTTAACCAAGCTTTGATAGATCAAATCAACAAGACATTGACTGAACCAGAGCTGTATGAGGCTTATAGGGAGAATCTGATTAGCTACGCAGGGGTTATGAAGGATGGCAGGTTTAAGATGCGCGAGTATATCTCTGCGGTGAAATACGTGAGCCATAAGCTCATGGGCTGTTCTCATATTGATGGGTATAGTAAGACGTTCCCAGAAAAAATATTACGATTTGCTACACAAGGGGTAGCGTCTAAAGATATAGCTAGTTATGTGACTGCATATAACAAGAGTAAATTGGTCAATCTTATATATGAGCAGACATTGATACCTAGTTATGTGCTAAATCAGGATATGTACCAAAAGGCCCTAAATGTACAGGCGGAGCTGATGGTAACTGCTAAAAGCGAGAAGGTTAGGACTGATGCAGCTAATTCACTGCTAACACAGCTTAAAATGCCTGAAGTTAAGAAAGTTGAGCTTGATATTGGTATTAAAGAAGACAGTTCAATCAATGTACTTAGGACGGCTACGCTGGAATTAGTAGCCAATCAGAGATTATTAATGAAGGCGGGGCAGACTACAGCCGGTATTATTGCTGGGTCGAAGCTAGAAGTAGTGCCAACTGAGGTTGATGATGCGGAGATAATTAGTTAATTGGTGGTAGAATGCTCATATTGTAGCTAGATTTTATTCTAAAAGGTGAAATAATGTGTCAATGGCTAAAAAGAAGCTCCTTCACGGTTCTGGTAGTGGTCGCAGGAATACTTTACTATGGCATATATCTAACTGGCGCAAAGTTGGTAAGGATAAGATAGTCAAAAGCTTGCGGTTTTCAGCAGGCAAACAGCATACAGTACAAGAATTAGATGATATAGAGCGCGATAAGCGCGATTGGGAAACATAGTATATGTATAATGCAGTTAATACATTTAATAATATATATCCAAAATCAAGAGCTCAAGGGGCCACTGCCCCTTTCGCTTCTGCCACCCCAGTAGTGAGAACACAACCAACACCCTTTCCTACATCTCAAGCGCCTGCGGCGGGTGGGGATTCTTGGGCTCAGTTCTTAGCAAGTGGTAGAAATCGAGGAGAAGACGGGAATACAGTTTATGATCGACTTGCAAAGCATGGAGAGGTAAAACAACCTGATTTTCTGGGCTCAATGAGTGCATATGGTCCTGGAGGTGAGGTAACAGATTTACAACCGCAAGAGGCACCTCCTATGATGAAACAACCAGAAGAAAGCGCTAGAGCTAAGATTTATGCGCTTTTACAAAAATACTATGGCGATCCCGCCCTTAGTAGTGTGACTAATGTAGGAATATCTAACTAATGGCACTTTACGACGATCTTAGGAACTCAGCTGGTAATGCTTGGGATAGCTTTAAACAATATTTCAATGAGGGCCCAGAACAACCAATAGCTCCGGCTAGTATAGATTATGGAAATGCTTACCAAGCACAGCAAGCAGTTGTACCAAACTATAATAGTAATATGGTAGAGACCCTACAACAATACACACCTGAATATGAAAACGGAGAGCTAGCACCAGGAAATATTAATCTAGCAAATAGAACTCGATTTGATGCTGGAAATGGGCAACAAAAAACCATCTTAGGGACATCGTACAATATAGATGGAGTAGAAACACTGATACCAACGGTTCATCCAGAAACTGGAGAAGATATGGGAGAGGAAGAAGCAAAAGATTACTATAGAAAAACAGGTGAACATTTAGGCATGTATGATAGCCCAGACGCTGCTACTGCAGCTTCTCGTAGTATGAGTGAAAATCAAGATCTTGTTGAGAATCCACAGCAACCACAAACATTCTCACCTGCAGTACAACAACTACAGACGGATGAAGGAACAAAACGAAATAAGCAAGGGGACCATGTTGTTTACCCAGATACTGAGGGGTATTTAACTGCAGGCATAGGTCATAAACTTACTAAGGCAGAATTAGCATCAGGGAAATACGAAGGGGGGATGGCTGTTCCACAGGAACAAGTGGATAAATGGTTCAAAGCAGATTTTAAAACAGCTAATAATGATGTGGATACACTTTACAAGGGTGTAAATTTAAATGATACATCCAGGGAAGTTCTCGTAAATATGGCGTTTAATCTAGGTAGGGGCGGATTATCTAAATTTAAGAAGATGAAAGAAGGTTTTGAAGCTGGTGATATGAATAAAGCTATCACAGAAATGAAAGATTCAAAATGGTGGGGTCAGGTGGGTAATAGGTCAAAAAGGTTAGCTAAACGATTAGAAACTAATATTGCATGAGCCAAACAGCGACTAAAGAAATATTTTCACCCAAGAAAGTTGAGGAATACCTTAATAGCACTAGTTATGAGGACGATAAGGACTATGTGCCTAGTGAATTTGCATTAGAGTTCGTAACCTTTATTAAACTGGTTAATGGCGAGCGCGGCGAAGAACACCAAACCCCGGTAGTCCATTATAGAATGTTGGATACTATTACCAACGGGGGTACCCAGATTATTAATCTATGTCACCGTGGTATAAGTAAAACTACAGTGATGGGTGAGTATTTATTCTTATACCTAGGTGTTTATGGGACCTTGCCTGGTTTTGGTAAAGTAGATCTAGCTTTATACGTATCAGATTCCATTGAGAATGGTATAAAAAATATGCGGAAGAACTTAGAGTTCCGCTGGGAAAATTCAGATTTCCTAAAACAATATATACCGACTGTGCGGTTTACAGATATCCGATGGGAATTTAAGAATGCCGATGGTAATGTTTTTATTGTCCGTGGATACGGAGCAAAAACAGGTGTTCGTGGTGCTAAAGAGATGGGTATGCGCCCACAGTTGGCGGTACTAGATGATCTAATCAGTGATGAAGACGCTAGATCAGCAACAGTCATTGCTTCAGTAGAAGATACAGTCTATAAGGCTGTTACTTATGCATTACATCCTACTAGGAACATGATCATATGGTCTGGCACACCCTTTAATGCCAAAGACCCACTGTATAAGGCAGTTGAGTCTGGTGCTTGGGCAGTTAATGTATTCCCGGTATGTGAATCATTTCCTTGTACTGAGGAAGAATTTAGGGGGAGTTGGCCTGATCGATTCACTTATGATTTCGTTAAGAAGAAATATGATACGGCAATGAAGAATAATAAGATTGATACATTCAATCAAGAATTAATGTTGCGTATTATGAGTGAAGAGGACCGGATGATACAGGATGGGGATATTGGATGGTACAAGATAGATGCTGTCTTACGGAACAAGGGTAGGTTTAACTTCTATATTACTACTGATTTCGCCACTTCAGAGAAGGAAAAGGCAGATTTCTCAGTTATTAGTGTATGGGCGTATAATAATGTAGGCGATTGGTTATGGGTAGATGGTATCTGTAAACGCCAGTTAATGGATAAGAACATTGATGATTTATTCCGGTTAGCCCAAGAATACAAACCCCAATCTGTAGGTATTGAGGTAAGTGGGCAACAGGGAGGCTTCATTCAATGGATTCAATCACAAATGCTAGAACGGAACATTTATTTCCCTCTAGCAAGTGAAAGTAATCAAGGTAAAGCTGGTATGCGACCTAGTACAAATAAACTTGTACGATTCAATACTGTAGTCCCTTGGTTTAAAGCAAGAAAAGTATTTTTTCCTATAGAACGTAAAGCTGAAGCGCCAATGGTAGAAGCGATAAATGAACTTAGTTTAATTGCAGTGGGGGGTATGCGCAGCAAGAATGATGACTTCCTAGATACAATATCTATGTTAAGCTCCCTTATGCCTTGGAAGCCTTCAGAGGAAGCTCCCATAGTTAGTTCTGGTAAGGATGACAACATGTGGCATGTGGACGTTGATGTTAAAGATACTGATCGCATATCTTCTTATATTGTGTAAGGTAAAATTATGAAATTACAAGAAGTCTTTGACCAGCTTACTTATGGTGAACTTTCCCAGTTAAGTATTGGTGGTAATGAAGCTGGTGTTATCAGCGTATCTAATCGTGAACGGGTGATCCCACATGTCAATATGGCACTAGCTGCAATATATAAACGATTCCCATTAAAAGAAGGGCGAGTCAATGTCCCTTTAGTAACAGGAACATATACTTATACAGTTGTAGGCGAGGATATTAATAGAATAGAACGTATTTTTACTGACTCTGCTCTAAAAGAAGAGTTAAGTCTTAATAATGAGATAGATATATATAGTTGTTTTACTACAAGTCCCAAAGTCTTGGTGGTTCCCATTGCTATAGTTGATAATAGCACTACTTTACCAACCGCTCTGAAGGCTACATCATTGGATTTAGTCTATCGTGCTAATCACCCTAAACTCCAGGAGAAGGATGCTGACCTAGATCCTGATGAATTGGAGTTGGAAATACCATATACGTATATAGAACCTTTAATATACTTTGTAGCTTCTAGAATGCTTGCTAATACTGGAACAGGGCAGTTTGAGGGACTAGCAAGTAATAATTATATGCAAAAATACGAGATGGCTTCGCAATTATTAACTAATCTAAACCCGCAAGTTGAGAATACTACTAAGAATGCGCGATTTAGGGATGGGGGTTGGAAGTAATGGCTGAAAAAAATCAAAAGACAGTAGAGACAGGCATTAAGAAATCTATTGGTATTACTGCTCCTGAAGGATGGACTACGCCACCTACTATTGAGGAAATGAAAGCAGATCGACTAATTGCTAAGACAATCCATGATGCTCAAGTAGATAAGATCGGTGTATGGTTAGATAATCTAAATATTACTGGCACAGCGGCTATAAAAACAATAGCTGGGCAATCCGCAATACAGCCAAAACTTATACGTAAGCAAGCAGAATGGCGATATGCTTCTCTAAGTGAACCTTTCCTATCTACTGATGATGTATTTAATGTGCGACCAGTAACCTGGGAAGATCGTGATGCAGCTCAGCAGAATGAACTAGTATTAAACTACCAATTAAATACTAAAATTGATAAAACTAGATTTATTGACGAGTATATACGCACTGCAGTAGATGAGGGCACAGTCATTGTTCAAGTTGGTTGGGAATTCGCTGAGGAAACCTACGAAGAAGATGTACCTGTAATTGAGTTTCAAGTAGATGAGGCGCAAGCTCCACTACATGAGCATATACATCAGTTAATGCAAGAATCTCCTAGTCAGTATGCTACCGATGTACCAGAGGAATTAAAAGAGGCGCATGAGTTAACAATGCAAGAAGGTCGCCCGATTGTGCCTATATTTACTGGTGAAGTACGTAAGGAAGAGAAAACTCGCATCCTAAGTAATAAACCAACCTTAGAAGTATGTGATTTTCGTAATGTAATGATCGATCCTACTGCTAATGGGGATATCGAAAAAGCGGGCTTCCTCATAAAAACTTATGAAACAAGTAAGTCTGCACTTAATAAGGATGGTAAAAAATATCAGAATATAGACAAGATTAGTATTGATAATAATTCAATCTTATCAACTCCAGACCATACTCCTAGAGAGGACGAAGATAACTTCAACTTTACTGATGAAGCACGTAAGAAATTTGTAGTACATCAGTATTGGGGTAAACGAGATGTAGATGGTAGTGGTCTTGTCACAGCATTTGTAGCTGAATGGGTTGGTGATGTGATGATTCGTATGGAAGAGGTCCCTTTTCCAGATGGGGCATTACCATTTGTTATTGAACATTACCTACCTGTACGTAAAAGTAACTACGGTGAACCAGATGGTTCATTGCTAGAAGATAATCAAAAGGTTATTGGCGCAGTAACTCGTGGGATGATAGATATCATGGGTAAATCTGCGAATGGGCAGACCGGGATACGTAAAGATATGTTGGATACAACTAATCGACGTAAGTTTGATCAAGGTAGAGACTATGAGTTTAATGCTAATGTAGATCCACGCCAAGGCGTGTTTATGCATACTTATCCAGAGATCCCAGCATCTGCACAATTTATGTTGCAGCTACAAAGTATGGAAGCTGAATCTATGACCGGTGTAAAATCTTGGTCCCAAGGTGTTTCAGGTGCTGTATTAGGTGACGTAGCCGCAGGCATACGTGGAGCTTTGGATGCAGCTTCTAAACGGGAGCTTGGAATACTTCGCAGACTTTCCAGCGGTATAGTAAAGATAGGTCGTAAGCTTATTAGTATGAATGCAGAGTTCCTATCAGATGAAGAGGTTGTCCGAGTCACTAATAAAGAATTTGTGACTATTCGTAGAGATGACCTTGCCGGTAAATTCGACTTAACATTATCTATATCCACTGCAGAAGAAGATAATAATAAAGCTGAACAGCTAGCCTTTATGCTTCAGACTACTGGACCCACTATGGACCCAGAAATGACTAAGATGATCTTAGGGGATATTGCTAAATTACGTAAGATGCCTGATTTAGCACAACGTATTACAACATATAAACCTGAGCCTGATCCTGTTGCTCAAAAAGTACAACAGCTAGAAGTTGCTAAATTAGAAGCTGAGATTGCTGAAATGCAAGCTAAAACACAAAAGATCATGGTAGATGCTGGGCTAGCACAAGCTAAGACCAATACTGAGTCTGTTAAAGGCGCTAATCTTTCAGCAGATACTGACCAACGTAACCTTAACTATGTAGAACAGGAATTGGGTGTTACACAAGAACGTGACTTAGAACGTCATGGTGCACAAGCAAAAGCACAGGAAAAGTTAAAATTACTTGACCATGAGCTTGGATTAGAAAAAGAAGAAGCAAAACAAGATACAAACTTATTACAACAATATTTGACTAATAGAGGATAAAACTGGTATATAGTTACGGTAGTTACGGACAATCTATTAACTTTTTTTAAAACAATGGTAGATAAATGACAATAAATGAATCGTATGATGCAATCGAGAGATTGGAAAGAAGTGAGAGAATCGAAGCAACTGAGCGTAGTATAGCTAGTGCAAAAAGTGTTGCTGATGTTGTTACCTCACTTGCCCGACTTAAGTCAAATAGAGACTTTAAGAGTATGGTTTTAAAAGGATACTTTGAAGAAGAAGCAATCCGCTTAGTTCATCTTAAATCTGCCCCAAGTATGCAATCAGTAGATGACCAACGTGCTCTCATATTACAAATTGACGCAATTGGTTGTTTTAGTAATTATCTAAATACTCTACTTGCTAAAGCAACTATGGCTAGTAAAACCTTAGAAGATGATGCAGCTAGTTTGGCTGAACTTTATACTGAACAGGGGAATGAATAATGGCTGATACTAAAGAAGAAAAGGTTGAAGAAGTAATTTCCCCTCTTCAAATGACAGATGAAGAATTTCTAGCGTCGCCACCTCCACAGGAGGAAGTAGTTGCTCCTGAGGAAGTAGCAGTTGAAGATGTAGTTGCAGAAGAAGCTGTTGTAGAAGTTGCTGCTGCTGACGAAAAAGTTGAAGAACCTGCTGAGGGCTCCGGCGAAGCCGAAGAGCCCGAAGAAGTAGCTGATAAGATACCTGAACCAGTAGAAGCGGCAGAAAAGCCTGTTGAAAAAGATATAGAGGAAAAAGAGGCTCCTGAGACCGATTCTAAGAGCATAAACTATGAAGCCGAATACAAGCGCCTACTACAACCCTTTAAAGCTAATGGGAGGGATGTTACGGTGGATACAGTGGATGATGCTATCTCACTGATGCAAATGGGTGCTAATTACAACAAAAAGATGGCTGGTTTGAAACCTAGCCTAAAGATTTTGAAGCTGTTAGAGAATAACGGTCTTCTAAGTGAAGAAAAATTAAGTTTTTTGATTGACTTGGATAAAAAGAATCCTGAAGCAATTAATAAACTGGTAAAAGACAGCGGGCTAGATCCTATGGAACTAGACGCAGAAAAGGCAGGTGAATACGCACCGAAAACCCATTCGGTTGATGATCGTGAGTTAGAGTTGGACTCTGTATTGGATGATATCCAAGGTACACCAACATATAATAGAACTCTTGATGTAATCAGTAAGGAATGGGACAGTGCTAGCAAGCGAACAGTAGCGGGACAACCTCAGTTGCTTAAAGTGATTAATGACCACATGGCTAGTGGTATTTATGATCAAATCAATACTGAAGTAGAACGTGGACGTATGCTTGGTCACCTGAACGGTGTTTCGGACATTGAAGCTTACCGTAAAGTTGGAGATGCTATACAAGCTAATGGAGGATTTGACCATCTGGGTGTACCCCAGGAGAGATCCAAAGAAGAAGCGCCTATAGTAGTTACTCCAAAAACGAAAAAAGTTAATGATCCAGCATTAAAGGACAAGCGCAGAGCTGCTGGTAGTACACCAGCTGCAGCCCCAACGGCACCTGCAAAGGATTTTAATCCATTATCTATGTCAGACGAGGAATTCAGCAAACTTGCTGCATCCCGTTATGCATAAAATTTATTATAAGGAAATATTATGACACGCGACTATAATGCACCGTCAACCACGGCTTCAGGTACAGCCTCGGATATCGGTCCACAAATCAACAGTGCTTACTATCAAAAGAAAGCACTAGTTACAGCAGCTAAGGAAGCCTTTTTTGGTCAACTAGCTGACGTTACATCCATGCCTAAAAACATGGGACAAAAAATAAAGCGGTACCATTATTTGCCTCTATTAGATGATGCTAATCTAAATGATCAAGGCATTGATGCTGCAGGTGTAACCATTGCAGGCACAGCTTTTTACGTAACACTACCTAGAGCTGTTATGGCTGTAACAAATGCTACGAAAGCAGCTGCTGCTACCGCTATTAACAACCTTACCGGCACTCCTTGTGTTGCAGGTGCTGATGGTTCTGGCGGCTCTGGGCTAGCTACTCTTACCATTACTGGCTCACTAACACTTAAATATGCTGATGATACTAAAGCTACCGCTGTAGTAGATCTCAACATTGGTGGTGTGAAACAGCAAGGTTCTGGTAACTTATACGGTTCATCTAAAGATATTGGTGTTATTTCTGGTAAATTGCCAGCAGTATCTGAAAACGGTGGTCGTGTTAACCGGGTAGGTTTCAAACGTGTAGAACTAGAAGGTACGTTTGAGAAATTCGGTTTCTTTGATGAATACACTGAAGAATCAATGAACTTTGATACTGATGCTGATCTAGCACAACATATCAATGATGAAATGGTTAAAGGTGCTAATGAATTAACCGAAGCTGCACTACAGGTTGATTTGTTAAACGCTGCTGGTGTAATTCGTTATAGCGGATCTGCTACATCTAGACAAACTATTGCTGCTAGTTCTGTAGTAGTCTTTAAAGATCTAATGTTGCTAGCTATTGATCTGGATAACAACCGTACTCCTAAATCCACCAAAGTTATTGCTGGATCACGTATGGTTGATACTCGCACCATTTCCGGTGGACGCGTTGCGTATGTTGGGTCTGAACTACTACCAACATTGAAAGCAATGTCAGATTTCCATTCTAGCCCAGCTTTTGTACCAGCAAATAGATATGCTGATGCTGCCAACGTACTTGTTGGTGAAGTTGGTTCAATAGATGCCCTACGTATTGTAGTGGTACCTGAAATGCAAAAATGGTCTGGCGCTGGTGCAGATGCTTCTGGTAGTGCAACACATTATGAAACAGCAGGACGTTTCGATGTGTTCCCTATCTTGGTAGTGGGTGATGAGGCTTTCACAACTATTGGTTTCCAAACCGATGGCAAAACCGTGAAATTCCGGATCTTCCATAAAGCACCGGGTGAAGCAACAGCGGATAAAACCGATCCTTACGGTGAAACTGGGTTCATGTCCATTAAGTGGTATTATGGATTCATGACCTTGCGTTCAGAACGTATTGGCTTGATTTTAACTTCAGCAACGATGTAAAGTAAGTCTTAGAGGGGTGGGTTTATGCTCATCCCTCTTTTTTTTAACACTAACTTGGGATTTTAAAAGACACTATGTCAAATACCGAAACTAATGAAGTAACTGGTCAAGACGAAAAGGCCAACCTCAAAAAGCGGGCTGATTTAATGGGCATTACGTACCATCCTTCAATCGGGTTAACTAAACTCCGTGATAAGGTTAATGCTGTGTTAGAAGCAGCGTCTAATGAAGAAGCCACTTCTATTGAAGAGTCAAAGCCTGAAAGCGAAAATGCAATACGTATTCGCCTAAGAAAAGAGGCTCATGCATTGAAGCGTGTGCAAATTACTTGCATGAATCCTGCTAAGAAAGAATGGAATGGTGAATTATTCACAGTTGGAAACTCTGTAGTAGGTACCGTTACACATTATGTACCTTTTAATGCCGAAGACGGTTGGCATCTACCTAGTATTGTTGTACAAGCGATGGATGACCGTATGTGTCAAGTATTCTCTGTAACTACGGACTCTCGTGGAAATAAAGGACGTTCTGGTAAACTAATTAAAGAATTTGCTATTCAGGACTTACCTGCACTAACCGAATTAGATATTTCTAAACTAGCAGCTCGACAAGCTGCTTCTAAATCTATTGATAGATAGAGGATAAACAATGCCAATTACACCTGTTAGTACAGCCGCTTTAACTACCACAGCACTTGACGGTACAGGAGTATTCGATACTTTAATACGCGCAAATAAAGCACACTTGGATGCTGAGTTTGCTAAGAATCGTATTAAAGGGGCTGAGTATGCTACTGTATACTTAGGTTCACTTCAGGCAGTTTTAAGTGCCTCGATTCAATTCTTGCTAACGAAAGATAAGGCAAGTTTGGACGCAGATCTAGTAGCACAACAAATACTTAATGCTGCTAAAGAACATGAGGTCCTAGAGTCTACGAAGTGTAAACTTAATGCTGAATTTGATGTATTAGTACTCACTAAACTGAAAGTACAGCAGGAAACTGCACTCCTCCTACAAAAAGTGCTAACTGAAAAAGCACAGACGATAGCAGCTGGTGTAGATGCTACTAGTTTAGTAGGTGTACAAAAAGGACTGTATACAGCACAAACTGCTGGATTTACCCGAGATGCTGAGCAAAAGGCTGCTAAGATTCTAGTAGAAACCTGGAGTGCTCGTCGAATGACAGATGAAGCAACTGCTGCTAACTCTACTAATAAGCTAGATGATGCATCTGTTGGTAGCGTAGTAGATAAGTTATTAACTGGAGTTGGGATATAATTAGCTGTATTAATAGCTAACAAAAAAAGGGGAGCTATCTGCTCCCCTTTTTTCTCTTTGGAGAAGTATAGTGGGTCTTTTTAGTACAAAAAGAAAAACGAAAGTAGGAACCACAGTGGTAAGGTCCCTGGAGGATGATAAGGTACCTAACTCTCTTATTACTGGGTTCGTTAT